AAAAAAAATTGAAATCAATTTAATTGATGTTAAATTTTAACATAAACAATGAGTAAAACAAATAAATTTCAAAAGTTACTACAAAAAGATTTTACCACATTAAAGAACGGTAAACAATCTGAAGAATCGTTAGATTTGATTACTACATCATCAAATGCTGCTTTAATTGAATTTGAGAATAATCCTCAACGTTTCAATGTACTTGTTTCAAATCCCACACTTGCTAAAACTAACGAAGAAAAAATCGGAATAATGAGTGCCAGAGAAATTATTTTATTAATTGACAAAAGCGCTTCAATGGATAGTTCAGATTTTAATCCCCAAATTAATACTATATCACAAAAACAACAAAAATGGACTTTATGGGATAGTGCACGTGTTGCTACAGAATCAATTTTAGAAGTAGCATTAGCTATGGATTCTAACCATAAAATTGATGTTACTACTTTTCCTGCTATTTCTGAAAATTGGTTAGCAGTTAATAATGATTATAAACTTTATGAAACTGGTTCAATCGTTGATATACAAAAGATATTTGAAAATAAACCAGGCGGTAGCACACCATTGGCAGAAGCATTAAATTCTATAAGAAAACAAAAACTTGAAACTTTATTAAATGATAATATACCATTTACTGTTGTTATAATGACCGACGGAATTCCTGACAATGAAAATAATGTGAAACAATTCTTTTTAAACTTAGTACGAGATTACAGACTTTACGAAAATGGCAGAGAATATTTGGCTGCATTTTCATTCGTACAAATGGGAGATAATCTTTGTGCTACCAAATTCTTATCTGAGTTAGATGATAATATGAGAAATTATTATATTAAAAATAATGTTACACCAGTTGATATTATTGATACTAAAAAGGATAATTTCTTGTTTGGAACGGACGAATTTGAAAATTCTGATTGGAAAGGTCCGTTTGCTTTATTATACGACGCAATATTTGATTAATTTATAAATTTTATAAATTTTATAAATTTTATAAATTTTATAAATTTTTTTTATTGTTTAAAAAAAAAATGATATTTAAACACTTTATATATTAAAAATATAAATTATTAATAATTAAATGGGTAAAATACTTGTTTTTGATACAGAAACTACCGATATTACGCCAATTTTTAACGACTCTTTATCTTATAAAGAGAGAAATGACATTAGTAACGGGTTAGATTGTAAAGATTGGGATACTGCAATAACTTATTGGAATACTTGGATTAATAAATGGCCACATATAATACAACTAAGTTATATTGTCTACGATACGGAATATCCTAAAAAATCTAAAATATTCAATGAATATGTAAATTTAGAAAAAGATATTCAAATAAGCAATAAGGCTAGCGAATTAACACATATTTATAAATCTCACGAAGATGCGATTAATAAATGTGTTAATCCTAAATCGACGAATATTTATCTATTGGATAAATTAGCGGGTTGTAGTATTGTTGAAATAATTGATAAATTTATGCAAGACTTTAATGATTGTGACTATGTTGTCGCACATAACGCTGATTTTGATAAGAAAATGATATTATCAGAATTAAAAAGACTATGCAAATATGACGAAATGAAAACGCTTTTTAATTCTACTAAATTTGTTTGTACTATGAAAAAAACTATACCTATTTGTAAAATTATTGGGACATATAAAAATGGTAACACATATTTTAAATATCCCACTTTATTAGAGGCTTATGAAAAAATCACAGGAAATAAAATAGAAAAAAACAGTTTGCATAACGCATTAATTGACGTAGTTATGTGTTTGCGAATATTTTGTAAACTTGGGGATCCGTATAATATTGAAATTTACGGTAAAAATAAAGAAATAACTAAAATTATTGATATAATAACTCTCAGAAGAAAAAGCCCTAGATTTATATCTATATAAATTTGTAATTTAATATAACTTATTTTGCTTTAATTCCAATAAACGAATTTTTTCTTGTAATACAAGCAATTCTTTATTTATTTTATTAATCATACCCTCTAATTTTTGGTTTTGTACAATTAAATATTGATATGGGGTTTCGTTCTTTTTATCAGTTTCATCGCTATTCCAATTTTCCATTTTATTTAATCTAAAAATAGTATTTAAATAGTTATTCAAATACTATGTTATTTATCATTTGTTGAATTAAAACAAGACAAATTTATCATACATGAACAAAAGTTTATATATACTTGATTATCTTTTGAATCCGGGTCTACATCCACATTTACATCATTTTTACTCAATGCACCTGTTCCATTGCCAATTCCATTATCGTTTCCCGTGCCATTACTACTTGTAATTGCATCTGCTGGATTATCCACATTTGTTTGAGGTTTATTTTCCGTAAATTTTGTATTGTGATCTACAATAATGTTCTTATCCATTATATTGTTTATATATATTATTTTCCTAAAAGATAAGCCCATCCTAAAAATGACATTAAATAATATGTTGGAACATCATTTAATAACTCTATTATTTTGTTTTTATTCGTTTTACCATTTAGCATCGTTTTTTTATTTAATTCATCCCATAGTTTTATTCCTTCTATATCATTTGCTTTTTCTAAATCTATCTTATACCCAATAAATACTAATAAATCATTACTTATCCAATCTAAGTATTCGCTCGCTCCATAATGTTTTTTATATAATTTAAATATTAAGTTAATTATAATATTTTTATTTAAATCATTGTCAAGTATATCGCCTTTAAGAAAAATATATGTACTTATCCTTTTTTTTAAAGAACTTTTTGAATTACCCATTATATTATTATTTATATTATTTTCTTGCTGATTCCCAGTATTCTTTAATGTCTTCTAAATCTAATTCATTTTCTAAAAAAGTTATGTTTTGTGATTTTATATGCCTTATTATTGCGTCTATTAATCCTACACTACTATTTTCTATTACGGTTTTTACATATTCCGGTATGTTTTCTAACTTTTGTTGAAGCACGTATTTTTTGTTATTTACGGTTGTTTCACTTTCTTCGCTAAATATATATTCGTTTTTATATTCCCAGTAAAAATGACGAATAAATCGCAATTTGGGCTTGTATTTATCCTCTAGTTTTTCTACTAAATGATCTATTAGGTCCAAATCTAATATCGCCACCGTATATATTAATATTGTCGTTTCATAATATAGACGATTTACTCTCTCTTTTAGCGATTCGTTCATATAAATATATTATTTATTTAAATTTATACTTAAAGACTAAATGGTTTATTATACAATGGAAGAATGGCGGCCTATTCAAGAGTTCCCAAATTACGAGGTTAGTAATTTCGGAAATATTAAAAATATTGTTACCAACAAATTATTAAAATGTTGTCCTAAAGGAGGATATTATCATGTTTCTTTAGTAAATAATGAAACTAAAAAAACATTTAAAGTACATAGATTAGTTGCACTGGCATTTATACCTAATCCAGAAAATAAAACTGACGTAAATCATAAAGATAAAAATAAATTAAATAATAAATTAGAAAATTTAGAATGGATGACACGCAAAGAAAATAATACTCATCGTTGTATTGGCATTAAAATTACATGTAATAAAAATAAGCCAGTTTTACGTATTGATAAAAATACTGGCGAACTTTTAGCTAAATATAATTCTATTGAGTTAGCCGGCATTTGGTTATTTGAAAATAAATTTACATTAACTCCACATAACGGCAGAAACGCTGTTGGGAATTGTTTAAATGGGTTATCTAAATATGCTTATGGATTTAAATGGGAATTTGAAAATAAACACGAAGATTTAGAAAATGAAATATGGAAAGAGGTTTTTATAGATAATATTGACACCAAAGGAAGAAAATGTTATGTATCCAATTTAGGCAGATTTAAAACCACATCCGGAATAATTATGAATAATTACAAACTAAATGAAAACGGATATATACGTGTATTTGCCTATCATAAAACCTATGCATTACACCGTTTAATTGCTCTAGCATTTATTCCAAACCCACAAAATAAAGGACAGGTCAATCATATAGACGGAAACAAATTAAATAACTCTGTTAATAATTTAGAGTGGGTTACTAATCAAGAAAATCAGTTACATAAATTTCAAACTGGGTTAGGGAATAACTTTACGAGAAAAATTGTTCAATATGATTTACAAATGAATAAAATAAAAGAACATTTGTCTATTGCTGGTGCTGGTAGGGAATTAGGTATTAATAAAAGTTGTATTAGAGGAGTTTTAATAAATTATAGAAAAACAACTGGAGGATTTATTTTTAAATATTTAGAAGAATAATTATAAACTTGTATGAAAATAAAATATTTCATTAATGTATATTAATGGTGCTATCAAATGCGTCAAAATCGGCTCGATTACAGCAGTCAATCTGTAACAAGACAAATGTTTGTGGAGGCGGAGCCAAAAAATCCGGCACTGCCCCTCGTGTGGGGTGGTATTTGTCAAGTAATACTATGCTTATTGGTGCTCCTCAATCGGTACCTTTGTTCTGTATTCCAAACAGAACCATTCAGACCCAAAAATACGGATACCATGCTACGCATGGTGGAAATATGGGTTAAAACTTATATTCTTTACTTCCCGTATTTTTATTTTAATATTTTATATTAAAATGAAACCGTTACGTATTATCCACTTATTATAAATGTTTTTGAAAAAAATGAATGACATTTCAATGTTATTTATTTTTTAAACAATATTAATTATAATTATGACAAACTTTACCATACATATTTTAAATAGAACATATAATTCTTGGAAAATTATACCAGAAAATAAAAACATTGATATTTTACCTTACGAACAAAAACTATTTCATAATGATGTTTTTACTATCGATAAACATAATCATATTTCGGTCGTATCATCGCCATTAAAATCCGTCAAAATTGCCGGAATACTTGTTTTATCAGGCAATAAAACATATGGTAGGAATGCTAAAGGTAAAACTATGTATAAATTTGTTCCAGATGATTATAGGTTACCACATTTTCTTGTTCCATATATTATTAAAGAATTGGGGTTTTCAAAAGTTATGCATAATTTATATGCTGTTATTGTATTCGAAGAATGGCAAACAAAACATCCGATCGGTAAATTAGACCAAGTTATCGGAACGGTTACTTCTCTCGATTCTTTTTATGAATATCAATTATGTTGCAAATATTTAAATATTCCAATTGAAAAGTTTAAAAAAAAAACGATGTCTTTACTTACGTCGTCAGACAATACAGACTTAATCGATAAAATTGCCTTATTTAATCCTTATATTAAAAATAGAACTGATGGATATCATATTATTACTATTGATCCAGAAAATAGTAAGGATTTTGACGATGGTGTCAGTATATGTAACTTACCGAATAATATTACACAATTAAGTGTGTATATTTCTAATGTACCCATTTTAATTTATTCGTTAAATTTATTTGAACATATGTCAGAGAGAATATCTACAATATACTTACCTAATCGTACAAGTACAATGTTACCAGAGTTGTTATGTAATCATTTATGTAGTTTAAAAGAAAATGTTAGTAGAATAGCCTTTGTTATGGATATTTTTATTAAAGATAATTGTATTATTGATATAAAATTTGAAAACGCGTTAATAAAAGTCCATAAAAATTATTGCTATGAAGAATACGCATTAAAAAATGACAGACATTATCAACAATTATTTACATTAATTACAAATTTAAACAAACAAAATTATTATACAGAAATTTCTGATAGTCACGATGTTGTTAGTTATTTAATGATATTAATGAATTATCATTGTGCAAATAAATTATTACAACATAAAACAGGCATATTTCGTAGTACTATTTTGAAAGACAACCCAGAACATGACTTACCTGGTAATTTACCGTCAGATATCTATAAATTTATGAAAACATACGGAAGTATGAGTGGACAATATATTGATTGTGCAAAATCAGTCATGTTACGACATGACGCATTACAATTAGACGCATATATTCATATTACAAGTCCAATTCGTAGATTAGTTGATCTATTAAATATGATTAAATTTCAAGAAGTTTTTCATATGATAAATACGACTACTTTTACAAGAGATGCCGGCGCTTTTTATGATAAATGGATAAACCGAATAGATTATATAAATACAACTATGCGCTCTATAAAAAAAGTCCAAACAGATTGTAATTTGTTATTTCAATTTCATAACAATCCTAATATGTTAAATAAAATATATACTGGTTATTTATTTGATAAAATATATATTGACGAATTTTTAATACAATATAATGTTTATTTACCCGATTTAAAATTAACTAAAAAAATAGTCATTCGAGAGAACTTTGATAATTATTCTTGTAAAACTTTTCAGTTATATTTATTTAATGACGAAGAAAACTTAAAAAAGAAAATACGAATTCAATTAATTATATAAAATTATTTTAAAAAATGCTTTTTTTAACTATTACTTCTTTTACGATATTTTTTAAAATTTTTGTTTCTTTTTCATAGTCATTATCGCCTAACCCACCCATCGTTTCTATTACAAGTAAATCATATTTATCAGAATACTTAGATGTACTTGTTCCGCAATCCGGGTGACGTTTTTTAAATTCTTGAATTAAAAACATATTTTTGTTAGATGTTTTTTTAATCAGTTTTCTTGTTTTTGAATAATTTACGTCTTCTTTTTCCCAAACATTATCTTCTTTAACATAAAGTACTTCTCTCTTCTTATCCGTACAATGTAATGGCCGTTGTGTTATATCTAACTCTTTTAAGTTCTTTATAATAATATTGGATATTCCGTTTACAAACCCAATCTCTCCAACTTTTTCGAAATCGTCGTATTCAATTTGGAGAGAATCAATGAACTCTGACATATTCATTGCATGTTTACACGTTTCATTTAAAAACACATTTAAATTAAAAGTCTTGTTGTTATTATTACAATTTGTTATAATATTATTACTATTATTTAGACAATTTTTCATCAATTCACTCATTGTATTTTGTTGTTCTATTACTAAATTTTTTATTTCAGAATTTTCTGTTATTAATGTTTTAATTATTTCTGTCAATTGCAATTCTTTATTTGTATTATTTATTTCTAAACATTGTTTTTTATGTTGCCATAATCCTTTTCTTGAATAATACGTTTTACTGCAATTATCACATATAAAATATTGAGGATTTTTTGGGACAAAAATGTTACCATTGTTACCTTGTGACATTGACTGGTGTTTTATGGTTTGCAAGTGTTTATTAAAGTCTTTTTTGCTACTTGTATTATAGTCACATAATACACATTCAAAATTCGCGGGATTTTTTGGGATTTTTTTGTTACCTAAAATTACCATTTTAAATAGACAAATATTATATTTTTATATAGTTTATTAATCAAAATTAAAATTTATGCTAACAATTTTTAAATTATTTTTTTTGAAACCTTACCATAATTTTTTTTATGGTAACAAATTATAGTTTTTTCAAGGAATTCTTTGGAATTCTAGAAAATGGACATTTTAAAAATGTCCAAAATCAACTTTCCCAAAATACTTTCCCCGAAAATTCTTGTTTTTTCTTGTTTTATATAATATATTTAAACTACTTAAAGAAATTATAAAACCTTGTTAATTACAACTTCTCTCGCTATGTTTTTCAAAATTTTTGTTTCCTTTTCATAGTCATTGTCACCTGACCCTCCCATTGTCTCTATTAAAAGTAAATCATACTTATCTGAATATTTGGATTTACTTGTTCCACAATCAGGATAACGTTTTTTAAACTCTGGTATTAATAATGTGTTTTTATTGACTGCCTTTTTTATAAGTTTCCGAATTTTCAAATACTTTTCATCCTCCTTCTGCCAAACATTATCTTCTTTAACATAAAGTACTTCTCTCTTCTTATCCGTACAATGTAATGGCCGTTGTGTTATATCTAACTCTTTTAAGTTCTTTATAATAATATTGGATATTCCGTTTACAAACCCAATCTCTCCAACTTTTTCGAAATCGTCGTATTCAATTTGGAGAGAATCAATAAACTCTGACATATTCATTGCATGTTTACACGTTTCATTTAAAAACACATTTAAATTAAAAGTCTTGTTGTTATTATTACAATTCGTAATAGTAGTTGTTTGATATTTACATACGTCAGTTATTTTTGAAGTTAATTCGTTGTTTTGTTTAATTATGTCCTGATTCTGTTTTACAACATCAATTATGAGAGAAGTTAATTTTTCTACAATTAAATTATCGTTATTTATGATATCTTCATGTTTATAAGTACATTTTTGTTTATGTCTCCATAATCCGGATTTGTCAGCATATTCTTTACCACAAATGCAAACATTTTTGGCTTTTTCGGATTTTTCGGATTTTTCGGATTTTTCGGTTGACAAAAGTTGATTATTGTTGAAAATATGTTTTTTGGTCTGTAAATGTTTTAAGTAATCTTTTTTATCATACGTTATATAATCACAAATATTACAGAAAAAATTTCCGGATTTTTTCCGGATTTTTTGGTTGCTAAAAGTTGACATTTTAATTAGACAAATATTTTATTTTTATATCCTTTTTAAAAATTATGCTAACAAATTGTAAATTTTTATTTTGGGAACCTTACCTTAATTTTTTTTATGGTAACAAAAATAGAAAAAATCAAGGAAATCTTTGGTATTCTAGAAAATGGACAAAAATAAATGTCCAAAATTAAGTTTCCCAAAATACTTTCCAAAAAAAAACCATTTTTTCTAGTTTTATATAATATATTTAAACTACTTAAAGAAATTATAATTGCTTTTTAAGAATATATTCATATAACATCGGCAAATGTTTAAGGTTTTTATAAGGTTCCCAAGTAGTGGTTTCATATCCTTTCCATTTAACTTCGTAAGTTGTTTTTTTTACGGGTAAATTTTTGTTATGATTTATTATTTTTTCGACAATATATGTATCCGTTTCTTCGTCATAACACTCAGACTTATCTTCATCCACAAACTCACTTTCTTTTATCGACTTAAATAAATTTTTAATTGTTAAAATATCTATTTTAAAATATTCTCTACTATTTCTAATTCGATACATTTCTAATTTTTCGTGTAATATTTTTTCTGCTTTTTTTCTATTATTCACCCTAACATAAAATTCTATTTTAAATGGTGTTGGACTCGATGTTCCGTCTAATGACGTTATTCGTTTTTCAGGGTCATCAATGTGTTTTGTCATTCCAATTTTATGAATATTTTTTTTAAATGATGGGTTTGACAAACAATATACGATACCTTTTTTTGTTACCATTTTTTAGTGAAAACTAACTTAGTTATAACTATTTCATTTTTTTATTTATATTCTTTTTGATGAGTAATTGAATATAAGTAAAATTGATTTACTGAAATATAATTAAAATTGAAATTATTTATTCTGTGATTAAAAGATATAAACATAAATAATGGTGAAAATTTGCTCAATGACTAACTATCCTAAAGAACAAGACACTAAATATAAAGAACAATTTGAAAAATATCCATATTCATTAAGTATTTTTCAAAAATATGCAATAGAAGCAATAATTGAAGGCCAACATGTATTAATTACTGCTCATACTGGGTCAGGAAAAACCTTACCAGCCGAGTTTGCTATTGAACATTTTGTTAGTTTAGGGAAAAAAGTAATATATACGGGACCCATAAAAAGTTTAATCAATCAAAAATTCTATGATTTTACACATAAATACCCAAATATTACGTTCGGTATTTTAACGGGCGATATTAAAGCAAATCCTGACGCGGATGTACTTATCGTAACAGCTGAAATTTTGTTAAATAAATTATATGAAATAAACACAAACGAACAATCAAAAAATAATTTATCGTTTGATATTGATTTTCAAAATGAATTGGGATGCGTAATAATGGATGAAGTTCATTATATTAATGATAAAGATAGAGGGCACGTATGGGAAAACACAATTATGATGTTACCCAAACATGTACAAATGGTTATGTTATCTGCTACTATAGATAAACCTGAACAATTTGCATTATGGTGTGAAAACATTCATAACTCTAATAAACAAGTATATTTAACAAACACAAATTATCGCGTAGTACCGTTAACTCATTATTCTTTTATTACTATTACTCAAGGAATATTTAAAAAGATTAAAGATAAAACCGTACATGAAGAAATAAAATCACTTACAAATAAATTATTAGTTATTCAAGATTCAAACGGTAAATTTAATGACGAAAATTTTAATAAAATAAATAATATGTTAAAATTATTTGATAAAAATGATATGCACATAAAAAGGCAAAATGTATTAAATCAGGTTACAAAATATTTAGTTGACAATGAAATGTTGCCAGCATTATGTTTTGTTTTATCAAGAAAACAACTTGAAATTTGTGCTGAAGAATTAACGACAAATTTGTTGGAATTTGATAGTAAAGTGCCTTATATAATTGATAGAGAATGTGAACAAATAATACGTAAGTTACCGAATTATCAGGAATATTTAAATTTACCAGAATATATAAAGTTAATACGATTATTGCGTAAAGGGGTTGCTATTCATCATAGCGGAATTATGCCAGTATTTAAAGAGATGGTCGAACTATTATATTCAAAAGGATATATTAAAGTGTTGTTTGCGACGGAGACCTTTAGTGTAGGTGTTAATATGCCAACTAAAACCGTTATTTTTACGGATATCTATAAATTTGACGGAAACCATAATCGTATACTATATTCACATGAATATACGCAAATGGCTGGACGTGCAGGAAGGAGAAATATTGATACAGTCGGACATGTAATTCATTTAAATAATATATTTAACGATGTTGAAATTGTAAATTATAAATTAATGATGAATGGAAAACCACAAGTGTTGACATCTAAATTTAAAATATCATACAACTTGATATTAAATTTAAATTTAAGTAATGAAAATTCGGATATGCTAGAGTTTTTAAAAAAGAGTATGATAACGAATGAATTAGATATTCAGTTAAAAGACATATATTATAAAATGAGTAAATTACATCAAGAACTCGATAATGTAATATTATTTCGAACACCTGAAAATATTATACAAGAATACTGTGATTTAATTCATAATAAAAATTATGTAGTTAATAAAAAAAGAAAAGAAATTGAACGACGATTACAACAGATATTAGATAACAACAAATATATTGATCAAGATATTAAAACTTATAATAAGCGATTTGATAAAAAAAAAGAAATTAAAGAATTAGAAAAACAGTACGATATGATTAATAACTCTATTAAAACAGAATTAGAATCTGTTATTAAACTTTTGACAACAAAAGGGTTTATTGAAAAAGATGGAAATTCTTATAAAATTTCATTTTTAGGAAGGATTGCTGCTAATTTGAGAGAAATTCATCCATTAGTATTTTCAACTCTAATATTATCGGGCAGATTAACCGAACTATCGTGTAAACAGTTAGTCGGGTTATTTAGTTGTTTTACAAATATAGTTATACCTGATGACATAAAAGATAATTTTCCTAATTTACCAAATAGTGAAAATAAGTTAAAAGAAATAATAGATCACACTACTAAGCTTTATGACGAATATAATGAAGCCGAGCGAGATTATGGTATTAATACAGGATGTGATTATAATATACATTATGATTTAGTAAATTATGTAATGGAATGGTGTGAATGTGATGATGTAAATGAGTGTAAAATATTGTTAAATAAAATGGAATATGAAAAACAAATATTTTTAGGGGAATTCGTTAAAGCATTATTAAAAATAAATAATATTTCTTCTGAATTAGAAAAAATAGCAGAAATTAATAATGATATTGAGTTATTAAGTAGACTTAGAGAAATATCATTAAAAACTCTGAAATTTGTAGTAACTAATCAATCATTATACATATAATGGGATTTTTTCAAAGATAAAAAACTCACATAAACCACGCTTGTAGTATAAAAAATTTTAAATAGTTTAAAAAGATTAAATAAAATATAATTAATTAATTAAATGGAGTATCCGAAAATGTTTGAATATATTGAAACCCTATGGTCAATATTTCATATAATTAAAGAAAAGGCAAAACAACAACACGATAATAAATTAGAGCTTATTGCTTTAGTTATTTATAATTATGTGTCATATATGGCAAAAACACATAATTTAAAATTCGGAGATATGAAAAAATCAAGTGTGATTAATTTAGTTCCATTTTTTGAATATTTAACGCATAATAATATTCAGTTATATGATTTAAATAATATTACACCAGATGCGGTGAATGCTAATAGCAAAGAAGATATTGAAAAATATACGTTGACACAAATATATTATATATCTCAAAAAATGTAATTAATTTATAAAACAATTTAAAGACAAAATAATAATGAAAATATAAGATGATTACAGATAATATGGATAAGGTTACGAAATCCGAAGTGTTAATTGGTTGCGTGAAATGGTTTAATATAAAAGACGGATACGGATTTATTACTGTTTTAGAGGGAGATCATATGGGGTCAGATGTATTTGTCCATCATAGTTCTATAGCTGTCGATAATCAACAATATAAATATTTGGTACAAGGTGAATATGTTGAATTTAAATTATTAAGAACAAATTCCAGTAAACACGAGTTTCAGGCAGGAGACGTGCGTGGTATTAAAAGGGGTAAATTAATGTGTGAAACAAGATTTGACATGAAACGACAATATATGTCTAATGACGGAAATGTACGTAAAAATAATGACGAGAATGACTTTAATTTAGTAAGATCTTCATATAAAAAAGCATTACAAAATAGAAAAACGGATAGCGTAAATAATGAAAGTAAAACATTTACAAGAAAACTTGCAACCAATAGTGTATAAAGTGTATAAGTAAATTATATTAACATATAATTATTGAGAAATTTCAATAATATTTAGAACAATATTTTATAATATTATTATAAATATAATATAATGTCTTTAAAATCTTCGAGCAATAAACAATTAGGAGGAAAAAAATACAAAAAGTTTATTAGTAAAAAAAAGAATGGTCATAAAGATAATTGTAAATGTCCGATATGTATTAATATGAAATACGCAAAAAAGGGTGGAGCAGGTTTAAAAGACGAGGATGATTTTGAAGATAAGTTAGAAACAATGGATGAACGAGAAGATGAACAATATATTAATGACACAGTTGAACCGAGAGATGAAGATGAACCTGAAAAAACGGAGAAACAAGAAAATGATGAAATGGAGGATGAAATGAAGGATGAAATGGAGGATGAAATGAAGGATGAAATGGAGGATGAAATGGAGGATGAAATGAAGGATGAAATGGAGGATTATGACGAATTATTAAATTCTGAGATAAGAGATATGGATGGTGGAAAAAAACGACGCCGTAAAAAAAGACATAAAAACTACAAAGGTGGAGATAATGAAGAAGAAGAAGAATCATTAAATGACACAACTGTTATGGCAACTGATGAAGATTATGAAGAATTAGATAAGCTTGGCGGAACACGCAAAAAATATAGGCATTATAAAACAGGGAAGACAAAAAAATCAAAACGAAGAAAATTTCGTAAGACACATAAAAAAAATAAACGTAGAAGTCGACGTACAAAACGTTTAAAATAAATTAACACGTCCAATGTTTCCAACATCTTGAAATATGTTTATTAGATTTTTGTAATGATACCCATTCATTAAATTTGATATAATTTATATTACCACATGTAGTTGAGTAATAAATTCTATTTATTTTAATAAATTGTTTATTATTGATTGTTTCTAAAAAACACGTACAATGATAACACGGTGCTGAATTGCATAATTTACCATATTTATTGACACGTAATATAATTAAATCCATTTTATTATTTTTAATAATATTACATTTAAAATAATACCTAATTTTTTTTATAACAGCCATTTCTGCATGCGTTTTAATTGTTTTATTACCAAATAATGTTTTATCAGAATTTAAGCCAATTATTTTATTGTATTTATTATTTTTTGATACTAAACAAGCAATATGATTAAATGAATCCGCAAGAGTATAACCAGTTCTAATTTTAATTAAGTCGTCAATTATATCTTTGTAATCAGATGTTATCATTATTTATTTGTTATTTAATCTATAAATATCTTTTCATTTTTTAATATATTTTTTAATTTGTATTTCACCATCTTGATAAAAAATATTATCAAAAATATATTCTTTATTTAACAAATCAAAATTAAAAAAAATATCACAATGGTATATTTTTTTAATAGTGGTTACCCAATATACATCACATATTGATATGTATTTATCGTATATTTGTTTACCGCCTATTATAAAAAACTTAAAGTCATTATTTAAATACGGATAATTGTTTAAAAAAAATGTTCTATCGTTAAGAAAAACATTGAAATTATTAGTAAATAATAGATTAAACTCGTTTGTATATAATTCTGGATTATGTGTAAGTACGATATTAAGCCGATTTTTTAATGGTTTTTTATTAGGTAAAGAGAGAAATGTGTTTTTTCCCATTATAACAACATTGTTGATTGTTTTATTTAAAAAAAATCTTATATCAGTTTTGGAGTACCAAGGTATGGAATTATTTTTTCCGATGCCTCCTAATAAATCAGTAGCAACAATTGCTTCCATAATATATTAAATAAGCAATATTTAATTAATAAATAAATATATAATGGATAAAATATCATTAGCTGTTTCTAAATTATTTCCATATGAAATAAAAAATTACGTATTTATTTATACCCCTCCTAAGGTAGGATCTACATCGTTAGTATCGTCATTGCGAATCTCTCTAAGTCAATTTAATATTATACACATTCATGATGAAGTAATGTTAAATGTATTAACTGGTATAGATAATGTAACTATTAATGAGATAATAAATTATTTGGCATGCAAAGAAAAAAATGTATATGTTATAGACATATATAGGACACCAATTGAACGTAAAATGTCAGAGTTTTTTGAAAAATTAGCTCCATATCATTTCAATAATACGGAGGAAAATATAAATAATTATAGTTTAGAGAGAGTAATAAAACGTTTTAATAATTTATTTTTGTTTTTAGCAAACGGTGATCATTATATTGATAAATATAATATTCCATTAATACCATTTAATTTTGATAAAAAACATACAATACAAATAGTAAATAATATAACGTACATAAAACTGCGTTTATGTGACGTATTTATATGGGATAAAATATTAACGGAAATATTTAAAATACCAATAGTAATAATAAAAGATTATGATACCGAAAAAAAAACAATCGGAAAATTATATAAAAAATTTAAGTCAGAATATAAAATACCAATTAATTATTTAGAACAGATAAAAGAATGTAAATATTTAAATTACTATTATTCTCCGTCTGAGGTTAAAACTTATATAGACCAATGGCTAAAAAAAACAACGGATAATACAATAGGTTATTCAGAAGCAGAATATAATTTATACGTATCAATTTACTTAGAAAATCAGTATATAGCAGATATTCAAAAAGAACATTATTTAGACACAGGATGTGTATGTAACGAATGTTCAAAAAAACGAAACATTTTATACCAAAATTTAAAATCAGGAAAGACAGTTAATATAGAAAAAATAGAACATGTCGATAAACCACAACAAATAAAGTGTATGTTTTTGCCAATAAAAAGAAATAAAATAATGCAAAATGAAAGAAAACGTAATAGTTGGTATATTAAATATTGCTAAAAGGGGTTAAAATAGGGCAAAAATAAGTATTTAGCGACCGCAAGCGCAATTGCAAAAAATTTTTAGAAAATAAAAAAAAAGTAAAGAAAAAAAAAAAATGAGAAAGAATGAAAAAAAAAGAGAATGTAA